CCGTACCGGCTCAATGGAAACCTCACGGATAACCATTGTCTTAAGGTAAGAATTTCCGCTGTAGACGCCTAAATTTAGTCGGCTAGGTGGCGTGCCTGCTGCTACAAGGATCTGTGCTTCGGTTGGAGTGGTGCTAGCGCTGCTCCATGTCATCAGATACTGCACGGTGATTGAGGATTCACCTGGTGTCTGTGTCAGGGAGTAACTGCGGCTGTTTGCCTTTTCAACAAGGGTAAAAGCCATTAGGAGCCACCTTTCAAAAGCCGATTTTGTTCGCGCATGAGTCGCAAGTTTTCCGCGTCAATGAATGCGTTCTTGACTTGTACGTCGCGGTCTTTGTTGTCGCTCATACCAGCGGTCATGTTCTGCCCGATCTGCCCCATCGCTGTTAAATCAACGCCGACTTGCCCATTACGGCCACCGCGTTCCAAGATGTTTGGATCTAAGAAAGGCATATAGCCCTGCATACGTTTAAAACGATCTTTAAAGGAACTAGTTTTAAAGAATTCGCCCGGATCGCTTATGCCTTGCGCTGCAGATCCAAGCAAGTCATTTCCAAATGACATTGCATCTTGCTTGAGGCTCTCAAAGAATGAAATCTGTCCAGCACCAGCTGATACGTCTGATTCAGCGCGGCGTTGAATGCCTTCGCGCTTTGATCGCTCTGCACCGGCTACATCAATGCCAAACGTGTTTGCCATAAATTGCTCTCTGCGCAGTTCAAGCATCTTGGTTTGCATTACGCCTCGTTGGGCTTCAGGAGAGAACCGGGTCGACATTTGCGCTAGGTCGGTCATCCGCCTGTCCATGATCCGGAACGCACCCATAAGCATTTGAAACCCCATCTGCGCCATGTTGAACGATGCACCGACAGCGATAGCACTGGTCTTGCTGTTCAACTTAGCCAACTCGCGATTGGTTGCCGCCACGCCCTTGATGACGCCGGACGGATCGACTTCCGCGCGAATGACAGCCTTCATGCTCTTATCTGCCATAGGTTTCCTTCTTCAACCAGGGGATGCAGCGTTGTGGCTTCTGCCCGACAGCATTGCACACCAAGGCCGTAAGCAGCCACTCGCACCGCTCAAGGGTGGTGAGTTCTGATTTGGCAATGAGTCCGCTCATGTTCATGCGTTGCTCGGCGTCTGCAATTCTCCAGAGCCGCCGTTCGGCGGCGTCGTAAAACGTTCTCGATTGATCTCCGCAAGTAGCGCCGAGCAAATGTCTGCTCGGACGTTTGCCATCTCGCCGTGGTTGTGCACAAATGGAGTCCCATCGATGCAGGACAAGCAAGCCGCCCACCAGTAGGGATCTGCCGAGGCACGGGTGTAGTCCGCCATCGTGGGCTCACGCACCATGATGACGCCGACACCAGGCACATCCACGCGCCGCGGCTTCGGTGAGATTGAAGAGAGATCGAACGGCATTAAGCCTCCTCAACGCTGATTGACCACATGCCAGGGCCGGAGCCGTCATCCGTGCGTGTTGCGCTAGTGATGTGCCCAGTTAGTACGTACGCCACTGAACCCTTGTCCGTGTAACTAAATGCCACACTCCTGTTTTGAGCGTCTGCTATCGAAGTTGGGTTCATATGCGCTCGGATCGCTACGTCTAAAGCGCTGTCCGCCATGCAGTCAAATGTGACGCTGCGTTGGATGCGTCCGGGCATTCGCTTTTCTGCGAAGTCGGCAAGGCTTGTCGAGTCGAGCGACGAGCGCGAGTGGCTAAACGTCACATTCTTTGCAAAGTATGTAGCGGCCGTCGATGATTGAAAGTTAAGCGTGAGCGCCCCGCCGTAGCCTGGTGTGATTGCCATTAGGTTGTCTCCTGTACAAGTAGTTCAAGTTGAATATTGCCGATGCGCTCCGCATCGGTCTTGCCGTCATCTATTGATTCGGTGCTCATGGTCACGCTGAACGCGGAAACCACCATCACACAGTCGTAAGTGGTATTCGTCACTGGCGATTGAAAAATACTTCGCACATCGTCAACCAGTTCTAGGCATCGATCGACCGTATCGTCTATGACTTCGATTTGAACCGTTAATGTCCAGTGGCACAATGTAGGTATGCCGGAGGTGACCACATCGACGGCGGCACTAGTAATCTCGTAGACGAAACAAGGTGTCGCCACGCCTGCCTGACGCACTCCACAGTAAGTAGGTGCATAGGATTCCAATGCAGACTGAATAGCGCGTTGGATATTACTTAGGGACACTGGTATTCACCATTCCGAGGATCTTGCGAGCCTCAATGAGAATCTCTGTGCTGATCGCTCGCATAATCCTGGCTACGTTTGCCTTTCCCCACAGTTCGCCTACGTGGTTTCCGGAAACCATCAAACCAGAATTCTTGTGCATGAACCCGTTTTCTTTCCACGGGTAGACGAATTGCTTTCCACCAGCGCGAGCGCCGCCTTTTTTGCCAAGTTGCACCCCGAGCTCGGCGCGAATAGGCGAGCCTGGGCCGCCCATTCGCTTGGGTGAATTGACTTTAGTAGCAGATGCAATGCCCTTGCGATGGATTTTTTTGCCGCCGCGAATGTATGGGGCGTTCAAAAGAACGGATTTCAAGTTCGGGACAAACGGCTTGAAGCCTTTGCGGATTGCTTTTTTGCGCACTGCCTCGTTGAGCATGGGCGAAAGACGCGCAAGTGTCTGCGTGACTTCCTTGGTGTCGATGGTGATCTTCACGGGGTTCATGGCAACACCTCCACCGCATTGATCTCAAGGCGCCGGCGCTTCTGATCCCTGTCCCAGCAGCCCTTGATGAAGAACGTGCGCGTCACGCCGTTGTCTACTAGCAGAAGCCTGGAGCGGGTTGTTACCGACGGGTGGAAAGCAGCAAGGATGCGCCAATCCGTGCGCACGCTTGAACCGCCGTCATCCATTGTCTCTTCCGTGTTGGCGTTCTCAATGTGCACCGGGATGTTGGCAAACGAGAGCCAAGACTCAGAAGCCTGGCCGAACGCGTCGAGCGTGGCTACTGGATTCTGCGCCGTCATGACGAGGCGCATCATTCCGGATGGAACGTGGCCGGCCATTACCCAATCCCCTTGCCCATCATGCCGGTGATCCGATCCCAGTAGGTCGAGTCCAGGGCAACCGTGTCATCGCCGCGGCTTGCCACATGGTGTGCCACGCGCTGGAGTAGCGCCATCTCGAGCAACGGGTTGAGCGCTGCGTTGCCGGCTGTTACGGTCAGCGTTACTGGGTAGGTCAGTGCATCGATGTCCATATCGACATAGACCAGACCGTTGATCATGATCTTTGCGCACGTGCCGGTAAGGGGCACTGTCGCGCTGTCGCTGTAGACGGCCGTAGTGCCCGCCAGGTCGCCTTGGCGCTCCAAACGGAGGTACAGACCGCCGTAGATCGTCAAGGGCGCTGCGGGCACCCACTGCGTCCTGGTGACCGACTCCACGCACCACCCGGTTCGCTCTTCTAGTTCGCGTACGGCTGCTGCCCATGCAATGCCAATAGCCGGGTCATCCTCCGTGTGAGGAATGCGGGCCCAACTGCGGAACTTTGCAAGGTCTAGAGCCATTGTTCCTCGCTGCAGGTGGGTAGGGCCGAAGCCCCACCCACCTGAAGGATGAGAGGTTCAGAATCAGGCGTTCGTAACTTGCAACTGCACTAGCGCATTGACGCGGGTGAAGTCGGAGTTGGCGAACATCATGCCCTGGTAACGGATGCGCCCAGTACCACTAAGGCTGTACTCGTCGCGGGTGACCGACATCGTTCCCCACTCGCGCATGGCGAATGCTTCACTGATGTTGCCCAAGCACGCAAGCACGTTCTTGCCAGTGGAGCCTGTAGCAACGTGCGCTGGCAGGTACTCAGTTACGTAAACTGGCAAACCCATGAGCGTAAACGGAGCTGCATTGACCAAGGCAGCATCAGCAGACGGAACAAAGATTGGAACGCCGTTGATTAAGATTCCTGCGATTGCTGCGTACACATCTTGCGGCATGATCCATGCAGCGGATCCCCAATACGCGGCAGGCAACTTCGTGTAGCGCATTTCGGACAACTTGGCAACAGTTACACCAGCGGTGATTGCTGCTGCGCGGGTTGTCGAGGCGCTTGTTGCGGTTGTGATGTTGATGCCTGTTGTGGAGTTAACGGTAAAGATGCCCTTCGGCGAGTTGGTGCCAGTACCACCGATGTAGCCCCACTCAAGGTTCTTCGACAACTGAACCTGCAAGTGCGAGAGCACTTCCTGTTCCACGGGGAATCCAGGGTCAGACTGTGCAATGAGTTGATGCGACACTTCGGTCTTTGGCAAGCAAAGAACCGGAGCAAGCGCCACTTCGGTGAACAGAGGATCTGAATTCGCTGCTACAACACTTCCGGTATCGGGCAACGTCCATGCAGATGTGTAATCAGCGGTTTTCAGCGTGCTGTAGCGCAGCGCCTGGTAGCCCTGAACTCCTGTGCGCAGGTCACCCAAATTGCGCATGATCGACTGCGCAGATAGGTACTTGAGCACTGAATCTTGGTACAGCTTCGGGATGAGAATCGAGCTCGAAGCGGTCGTGATGAGTTCACGCTGTTCCGGGATTGCACCAGTGCGCATGTAGTTCGCGAACTGCATCTCGTACTTCTTGGAATCGCGATACTCGAGCGAGCGCTCTTCGGTCTTCTTGACCATGTTCTCAACAGCGCTCGATGACGCGAAACGCTCGCGCAGTTGCGCGGAACGGATCTCGGCTTCGACCTTGGTAAGTTCGTTGGCGACTTCGTGGCCACGGGCCTCGACTTCGACGGACATGGTGTCCTGGGCGAGAATGGAATCGCGCTCAGCGGTGAGCGCCTTACGGCTTTCAAAGAGTTCGGACAGTTTCATAGCGGCATCCTTAAACGCAGACGAAGACGGGCAATGCCCGACGAAAGGGTTCTTGCTTCAGCGCTCGTCTGCGGATAAGCGCCGTTTTCAACGATGGAAACTTCACGCAGCGCAACCTGCGAGAGTGTGCGAGTGTTGCCGCTCCACGAGTCGGCGATGACTTGGAAACCGAAAGACATCTCAGACAAGACGCCAGCGTCCACCAACTGGCGGACGTCCTTGGCGCGTTGGGTGTCTGGGAGCGTCACCTCAAAGGCGAGGCCGTGTTGATCGCTGCGCAGTTGCAGCAGTCCGCTCTTCGTGTTTGCAAGCAAGTCGCGCGTGTCGTGACCGACAAGGAGCGAGATGTTGCTACTGAGTGACGAATCAAACGCACCGCGCTGAACGCGCTCGGTGAACGGCTTGCCGCCATTGATGCCGCGAATGGTCAGCGGGTGACTCGGTGCGTCATAGACCGATGCGTAGCCGCCGATCTTGTCGCCTGTCATGGCTAGTTTCGTAGTGCGGATTTCAAGCATTGGTGTCCTCGTTGCTGCCGTCGGGGGCTTCTTCGTTTGCTTGCGCACCAGGCATGGAGACAGACGGCATGTCAAGCCCCTCGATCTCGGGCAAGCCCATTCGTCGGCGTCCATCGTTCGGCGAAAGAATCCCGGCCAGCACGAGTTTGGACAGAGCCATGCCAGCATCCCTCATGTTTCCTCGTAGCAGGATGTCGGTATCAAGCCGAGCGTGCTGACCGGGATTGCAGAGTTTGCGCGTGATCTCCGACTCCCACGCGCTAACCCATTGGGCGAGTGCGCCATCGACGTAGGCGCGTGCTGTTTCAGATTGGGAAGAGAGAGCGCCGCCGCCCTGCTGGTAAAGCATTTCAGGAGGCACACCAAACGCCCGAGCAATCTCTTGCACGCTGAACTTGCGGCTTTCGATGTTGCTCGTCGTTGTCTCTTGACTGATCTTCTCCGCCTTCATGCCCTCGCGCAGAATCAGCGGGCGCGAGGCGCCGTCTGCCGTTGCGTGCATGGTTTGCCATGCGTCGCGGATGGCTTGAACCGTCTGATCGGACATGGCACCAGGGTGAGAGATGGCAACCTTGCCACTCGAACCCGTCTTAATCAGCGAACGATGCGCGGCTTCTTGGTCTGCGGCAAGATCCATGGCAGCGCGAGCGGCGTCCATTGGGCCCACAAACCACCCTGGTTGATTCACATTTGGGTAGCAACCGAGGTGCAAAACCTGATCACTAGACAGCGTTGCACCACCAATGCGGTACACCAAACCGTCTTCCGTGATCTCTGCTTGCGCGGCGCCGATCGGCATCGGCTGTAGTTCTGCCACTTCGCCGGTGCTGTCGCGGCGAATCAAGGCAAGACCGTTGCCGCCTTCGAGCGCACACGCCGTGATGTAGCGCCGGAACTCGTAGCCGGATTGCCAGCGTGAAGCCTCGCGCGTCATCAGTTGCGTGATTGGCGAATCGACGGCGTTGCCGCTCGCGTCAATGATCGAGAACGGGAGCCGCGCTAGGTCTGCGCTGATGAGTTGCGTAGCACGCACCACCGCTGGCAGCGAATTGATCGCAGGGGTAGCAAGTGGCTCCGGTCGTGCGTAGACGACGGTCGCTGAACGGAAGCCCATGAAGCGTGCGAATAGACTCACACCCGCATGGAACGAATGTGCCTCAGGATGTCAACCCGGATTTCTGTAGTTCCACTCTTAACCACCAAACACAAACGCCGCGGCGATTTCTCGCTACGGCGTTTGTGTTCAAACCCTCGGGGCGTCCCGAGGCGGCGTTAGCCGTCTTACTGGATCGCAGTGCGGCAACCCAGGCGAGGCGCAGGGCGGGGCCTCACACCACATTGCTGTGATGCCAAGAGTGTACTACCCAATCGGACAAGCGCTAGTGCTTAGTCCGGTCGACTCGCGAACCTGGTGATGCTCCATGAGCAGCGCTGCCATGTTGCCGGACACGATGACGTCCATGTTGCCTTTGCCGCCGCGTCCCTTTACCGGTCGGATGTTGCCCACATTGTCTGAAATCAAGGTGATTTGGTTGAGTCCGGACACCAAAACTGGGTCTGCCGTGTAGGTCAACTGCCTACTTTTCAAGAGGTCTGCCCAGCACTTCCAGGCAGGAGCCATTGTCCGAATGCTCTGATCGACGGTCACG